ATAAGTACTCTATATGTTCGATTACTTACTTCACCTTTATGATTCTGTGTCGTCTCCGTCTTCGTCTCCCACTCCGATTTCAACATCACTATCGGGCTCCGATACTCCTTCTTCGCCCATCTCGGCTTCGCTTGGTGTTTGTCCCATGTCTTGTTCATCATCCTCCTCTTCATCTTCTAAATCTAATTCCAATTGCTCTTCATCAGGTTCAGCGCCATTATATATTTGATCGGCTAATCTAATTTTTTCTTGATCAAGCATATCATTAACTTTAGCGCCCATAATATCTTGAAAAATTTGATTAGCTTTATTATAATCTTTATTTAAAGCATGTTGAATCATATCATCTGTCATTGTCATCATTGTCTCCTTTAGGTTCTATTTCACCAGAATTGGTTTCGCTTTTCATTTCGCCTTTCATCTTAGTGATTTCTTCATCATCTAAGACTAACACATTTTTAAATATCCATTCTTTAGAAAAGAATTCTCCAATATAATTCTGTAGTAAATCTAAAGTTTGAAGTTTTTCTCTTAAAAGTTCGGCATCTTTTAATTCTGTAAAGTGATTATCTCTTACGTAATCACAGACAATATCATTCTTAATTGATTCCCAATCTTCTTCAGTAATAATTCCCTTTAAGACTAGTTGTGTTTTAAGAATGCCGTAGAATAAATGTGAAAATTTTCTACGTAATCTATCAATAAATTTTTGAAATTTTAATTCATCTCTAGAAATTTCAGTCGATCTACCTAGGCTAAATTGTTGTTCTTGTTCTAATCTATTTAATGGAACATTAAGTGAACGATACATACGTTTTTGAAAATATACAATATCATCAATTTGCCCAAGGTTTTCACCTCCAGGTAGTGTAGAAATTTCCGTACCTCTACCGCCTTCACGCCTTGGCAACCAAAAATCTTCTAATAAAGATTGATGTTTACGATCATCTCTAATTTCACCAGTCTTAGCATCATATACAAGTTTATTACGGTACTTAGCCATAATATCTTTCATATATTGTTCTGACTTACCTCGTGGTAAATTACCAACATCAATATAAAAAATTCTACGTTCAGGTGCTCTAGCTAGTCTATAAATAACCAGCGAATCTTCCATCATACGTAATTGATTAATAGGTTTAATTGCTTTGTGCAAATAAGATACAACCTTTTTGCGCGACTCATCAAGTAACCCAGATGTAACATAGCTTACTGAATCTAAACTCATTTTTACACCAGCTGTTTGTTGGCCAGGTTTTTCTTGATAAATGTAGTATTCATCAACCTTTTCAACTAAATTAGCACCAGTCTTTGGATCTTTTTTTCTTTTAACTTGTTTTACTTTACGAATTTTTGCCGCATCAATTGGTCTAATTTCTTGAATACCAGCTTTTAAGTTTGCTTCATTCACAACTAAATGATGATAAATTCTTCCATCAACATACCATCTACGGAAAATATCATGAGCGTTTTCATGAAAATTTAACATACCAACAATATTATCAAATTCTTCTTTTATTTTTTTCTTAATAGATGGTGATTGATCAAGTTTATCCATATTAATATTTACAGGTTGTTCCATCAAACCACCCGCAATTGCTTCATTAATAATATCTTCTAAAGCTGCGTCTACTTCTGGATGCATTGAACATCCACGATATTTCATTATTAATTGGTGATTATCTTTTGAATCATCACCATCGATATTTAAATATTGTCCATAATGTGTTCCAGCTGCGGTTACATAACCCGCGCCATCATCATCAATAGGCGGAACAATAGACGGAAGTTGTTTTTTATCTCCCGTACCTTTTCTTTTTATTTCAAAACCAAATAATGAAATACTTCTATCGTTTTCTGCCATTAAAAAATCCTTTTATTTACGGAGGGCCACGTGGCCCTCCGCTAATAGTTTATATATTATGTAGTCGTATCTTCGTTTCGACTATCAAAATATTGATATGCGAAAGTAACAGTGAATCTTTCGATGTCATCGTTAGTTCCGTAATTCAAATCAATTGCACTTACATCGGTTGGGAATGAGCCTCTAAAGACATATTCTTTAATACTCGCTCCTTCTCGATCTAATTGCTCCACTTTCAGATCTGCTTCATATGCAATTGGTGAAGATAGCCCAGTATTCGCTGAATGAGCATTAATACCATTCATCCATCTTTCCATTGAGTTTCTTACCGCGAAATCTGTGTCGTTAATGATAGTCACAGTCCATTCAGCGAATGTTCTGTCACCTGCCATTTTTAACTGTCTACCACGGAAAGGAACAATAATGGTTCCCATCGTAGATCCGGGAAGCTGAGCAGCTTCACATAAAAACGATGTTAGTTCTGGATCACCACCCGCATAAGCAGGAAAGTTGATAGTGGCTTTAAAGAGATTAGGGCGTGCGCCTCCACCTCTTAATTTTGATTTAAAATCATCTACGCCTAAAACTGCCATTTTCTACCTCCTTAAACCGTGCCAACTACTTCTTCAAAATCGACTCCGGTTCTTACTGCCACAAAATTCAGTGTGACGTAGTTAATGGACCTTGCCGGTTTGATGAAGATGTTTGCGATGAATTCATTTCTATCAATAACTTCTGGTGTGTTATTAGTTTCATCAGCTACAACACGGAAGTCAGTGATACCTCTTCTCCCTTTGATTTCTCTAAGGACCGGCTCAATGATGTTAACAAACTCTGCTCTAGTAAATTCATCATTGAACTCAAACAGAACTTGTTCAGCAGCTCTTGCAATTGCTCTTTCAAGAATAAGGAACAATCTACGTACATTGATTCTGTCAAATGCAGAAGATCTTGTTAACATAGTCTTATCACCGAATAGCAATGTTCCTTGACCAGGAATATTAGCAACCGGGTTAACACTTGCTTTGTAGAGTGTATCTCTTTGTCCTTTAGTTGGTGAGTAAGCAATAGAAGTAATACCTAAGTATCCACCTCTTCGCGCACCAGCTGGTGAGAACCAAGGGGCTCGGTTTAGATCAGTTGCGGCCATAAGACCTGCAGTAGATGATGCAGCCGGAATTTGAATATACTGATCGTTATATTTATCATAAACTTTAAGATAGTTATTATCCATAAAGTGATATGAAGATCTTTTACTTAAACCATTAGCAGCTGCTACTGTATCAGTTACAATATCAGATGTACTGGTTCTGTTAATAACCTTATCGCGTGGAGGAGATGATACAACTACACAATCTTTTCTACTTTCAGCTGTAGAAATAAGATCGCCTGTAGTAGTTGTCCATGCATCACCACTAAGACCTGGTGCAATAAGGAAATCAACTTCTACTTGGTCTTTATCTTCAAAAAGATCGTGACCTGTAGCGAATTCGCTCATTCCAAGCGAACCTGAATTTACACCTTTATCAAAAACATAAGTTGTTGCTGCGGTGTTATCTTTACTAAAAGTGCTATTATCACTGTCAGCTAAATAATTACCTGCTCCAAGGGCTCTCCAATCAGAATCCCAGTTCGCCATCCAAACATATTTTGAATTTTGATTGATCACATCAAGAGCGTAGTTAGTTACTCCTCCATCTCTTGTTGATCCTTTTACTACTGATAAGAATGGATATGTTTCTAAAACCGCACCTTTGGTTCCAGTAATTTTACCATTTTTATCTGCAATTACAATGTGAACTTCATCATTAGATGCTAATCCTACATTAGCTTCAGTTGTTTGTGAAGTTGTAGGTGCAGCATCGAAATCATTTTCATAATCCCATGCCGCAAAAGCAGTTGCATTAGCTGGACAAATTGAAACTTCTAAGCTATTACCCAGTGCGCCTGGATATCTAGCAATCCATGTATGGTTACCAGGATCAAGTGCATTTGAAGCGTCTGAGTCAACAAGAAGGTTTCCTGCTCCATCGCTATCACTCGATAAAACTGGTGATTTAGTAAGATCTGATAATGCTGATAATTGAGCATTAAAGTCATTTTCGTTTTTAACAACCACAACTTGTGCCAGATGGTTCAACCTTGCTTGTTCTGATCTATTTCCATTGGATCCTTGTGTTAAAGAACCTCCAACTCCTCCAGACCATTGGTCTGAATCAAGAACTTCTTGACCGGTTGTATCTGTTGCCCTCGTGGTTGAGAAGGCGTTTGCCGCTGATCCATCAATGGCCCTTACTACTTGCATACTGCTTGAATATCGCAGGAAATAAGAAGCATTGTGGAAATCAATCGTATTAGACGAGTCTGGTGAAGCGAACGTATCTACTAATTCTGTTTCATTAGCGATTTTTGTTCTTTCTTCAACAGGTCCCCATCTAAAGTTACCTACAATTGCGCCAGTAGTTGACTGAACGTTAGGAACGCCACCAGTCAAATCAATTTCTTTGACGACAACCGCAGGACTTTCTGATGGTGTGAATAGTGCCATTGATTTTTCCTCTCGGTTATAAATTATATGCTAACATAATACGGTTATCTTCAATTAACTTTATTTATATGTTTTAAAAATTAGGGTCATATTCTATAGCCCAATCATTATCAGGCTGTTCTATTACTTGAATATATTCTGAACCATCATCTACAAACCCAAATGGAACCACATCTTCTTCAATTTCTTTCATTCTTTGATCAAATAATAATTGTTTTAAATTAATATCTGTCATATCTTGAAAATAATTACCAGAAACAAAATAGCCAAATAAAACTAAATTCATCATTAAATCATCATGATTACCATTAGCAGCTTCAAATGATTGACCTCTGGCTTCAAATGTAGATATTTCTAAAATAGTTTGTTCATCCACTACTTCTAATTTTTTAGTTTCTAGCAAATCTTTGATTGCTGAACATCCCAATCTTTTTGTTTTTCTTGTAATTTCTATGCCTAATGCATTAGCCTTTACAGCTGATTCAACATGCATATTTTCATACTCTAAATCATGATAAAGGCCATTTGTTACAAGAGAACCTTGATCATTTGATTCAATAACTACATATGCTTTATTATAAGAATTTGCGTACTTATATATAATATTAGGGAAGAGTAAAGGAGATATAGTGTTATTGCGATACACAGCCACCTGTTGAAATGGGCGAGTGCTAATATCGAGTAAATTAAACGTAGAATAATCCTGTCCTCTTCCCTTCGATACGTCAACCGTCATAATATATTCATGTTTTTTAATTGGTTCTTCGTATATTAATAATTTTCCACCTTCCATCGTTCTTCTTGGGTTTCTAGCCCTAAGACTCATTAACGTTTCTGCATTAATGAGCGTATCACCCGTTCCAAAAAATGTATTGCCAAATTCTTGATCGAATTGTAACTGCGATGTATTATTGATGGTTTGTTCTTTCCAGGCGTCATCTCTTCCTGGAACGTCCCACCAATCAACTCTGAACGGAGTAAATTCGTTAACTCCTTGTGTCGCTCCCTCCCATATCTTATAAAATGTATTGCCAATACCATTC